TGAGTTTGTGGGTCTTCAAGCTGGTAATGATAAACATTGTTTACCTATGGAAGACTTTAAAGCATGGTATAGAAGGTTTGAACCTAAATGCGGAGATTTGTTAGAGTCAGAAAACTTTGTAGTTAAATTTTACCACTTTTTAGGTGATAACTATGAAAGTTTCTTAGGTCAGATAATGCAATGTAAGAGCGGTGGTAAAATAGAAGGTGTAGATACTTTCACAACTGAATTTTTTAGAACAATGAGTAAAAGATAAAATAACTGAAAAGCTGGACAAGCTAAACAACTTAGACCAAAAAGAGAATTATGACTTCGTAAATCCTGAACACTACAAACAAGGTAGTATGGAAGTTATTGATATGATGAAATTACTTTGGGGTACGGAAGCATTAATCTTGCATTGTGAAATGACAGCTTTTAAATATAGAATGCGTGCTGGTAGAAAGCCAGATCAATCTATTGAACGTGACTTAGAGAAAGCAAGGTGGTACGATGATAAAGCTAAAAAACTAAGAAATGAGTTACGCTAGAAAACAAAAAAGACAATTAAAACGTGATTTACAGAATCCAGTAAAACGTGAAAAGATTGTTAAAGTACATAATAACAAAGTTCGTAAGCAACTAAAAAAAGACAAGAGGTTCGAGGTTATCGTGACCTCTTGCTTCATGTTGGTACTAATAGTAACAATCGCATTGAAACTATGGAAGGTGATTTAAGTTTTGGTAGTTTTTCACTAGATGAACTGAACTTAGATATTCAGTTAGATGCAATGACTTTTGATTCATTCGATAATATGTTTGAACCACAAAAAGAACCTACAGAACAGCGTTCACACTTCATAGTTATTTGTACCAACGAAGAACAAGACGAGTTAATTCGTGAAAAGTTTAACCTTGGATTAAAAACTAAGTCTGGCAGAGGTAAATACGAAACGAATGTTATTCAAGCAGACAAATTAATTGATTTATTCTAATGGAAAAAGACAAAGAACACGACCCTTTAAAGCCTAAACTTGGCAGACCTAAGAAGAAAGTACCTGATACAAGAGGTGTAAAAGCAGGAACTAAGCGTGGTAAATACGTTATAAAGCCTAAAAAACGAGGGGATGAAGGACTTACTTTCATTGAAAAGGTTAAATTTCGTAATAAATATAGCGAAGATGAGGTAAAAGATGCACTTTATCCTAAACGAGCAACAACACCAAGGAAAGAATTAGAAAAAGAACCAGAGCCTATTCAAGTTGAACAAGTTGACGTGCCTAAAAGAGGTCATGGTAGACCTAAAGGTAGATTGAATAGAAGTACGGTTGTTCGCGCTATTTTAGAAGCTACACGATGGGGAAAAGACCCTATTACTGGTATTGAGTCATATATTCCTATAGAATATCAAATGACACTAGCAATATTGCAGAAAGCACTAAAAGGTGATGTAAATGCCTATAAAGCATTGATGGATAATGCGTATAAACCTCACGCACAAGAAGTTGAAAGTAAAAACGTAACAGTTGATATTAGCAATTTTTCAGAAGAAGATATTAAAGCACTATTAAATGACGATGACGATGACGAACCAGACTACTTTAGAGAACAAGAACTTGCACTCGGAGCAGGAACAGAAGATGGCGACGAAAGAGGAAGCGAAGAAAGTTCTGGAATACCATCTTAGAGCCAAGTTAGGTAAAGATGATTTCTGGGAGTTTTGTAAATTCTACGATAAAGACTTTTTTCTTAAACGTAAATTCTTACAACGTGTCGCTAGAGCCTTCCAAAGAATCGAAGAAGGTAAGATTAACTCTTTATCCGTATCAGTACCGCCAAGGGGAGGAAAATCATATATAACAACATTATTCTGCGCTTGGACGTTAGGTAGGAATCCTACTGAATCTGTAATGCGTAATACTTGTACTGGAACTCTATATCAAAAGTTCTCTTACGATGTACGTCAGGTGTTAAAATCAGAAAAGTTTAACTCTGTATTTCCAGAAGTAACTATTTCCAATGATAAAGCAAACCTTAATGGTTGGAATACTAATCAATCTCGTCAAGTAGGTTATTTTGGTGCGGGTGTAGGTGGAACAATTATCGGTTTTGGTGCTACAAAGTTGGCTATTACCGATGACTTGTATCGTGGTATTGAAGATGCGTTGTCTGATGTTACCAACGATAGAGTTTTACAATGGAAAGAAGGTACTCACGACTCACGTCTTGAACGAACGTGTGCCAAGATTGATATTGGTACTAGATGGAGTACAAACGACGTTATAGGCAAGAATTTTCAAGAAGGAAGTTATGATGAATCTATTGTTATTCCTGCCTTAGATGCGAATGAAGAAACTTTTTGTGCTGACGTAATGTCCACAGAACAATATAAGATGATTCGTAAGAAAATCAATCCTGATATTTGGAGTGCAGAGTATATGCAAGAACCAGTCGATTTAAAAGGACGTTTATTTTCTAATCTACGAACTATTAGTGAAGCAGATTTTAACCTCATCAAAGGTAGAAGTGCAGGAAGTATTGCTTATGTCGATGTATCAGACCAAGGAGCAGATTACACAGCTATGGCGCTAGCGGTTATTATTGATGGTACAATTTACATTGCAGATTATTGTTTTAACAAACAGAATACCGATGTAACCATTCCTTTGATTGCAGAGAAGTTAAATAGATACCGAACGTCTTATTGTAGGGTAGAAAGTAACGCAATGGGGGCGGTCTTTGCTAGAACACTTCAAAAACAAACTAGAACTAAGATTTTACAAGTGCATAACACACAAAATAAAATGACTCGTATAATTATGCAATCAGCAAGTATAAACAATGCCTTTGTCTTTGTGAAATATGAGAATAACAACGATTATCACCAGTTTATGACTAACCTATTATCCTTTAGTAAGGAAGGTAAAATGAAATTCGATGATGCGCCTGATTGTCTAGCTGGATTGTCAATGTTAATTAAATCTTTATTTAAAAGGTTGGATATATAAAAAAAGAGTATATTTGTGCAAGTTATTAGTGCTTTTCTTTCTTTTCTTTCGGTGCTAACTACTTTTGATTCTTTTTTCAGCCCTCTCGCTATTTATTTGGCTTGAGGGCTTTTTTAATGCACAAAAAAAGACCCGATTATTAGTCGAGTCTTAAAAATAAAGGTAGTATGATACCTATTTAATTCCTTTTTTCAATCCAAGGAATATCTTTTTTTCATCATCAGTTAAAGTGATTCCTATTTCATTTTCTATTTTGATTAAAGCAGATGCTCTGTAATCTATAGATTGACTTTCTTGAAGTATATCATTTTGTAGAACTGGTAAATGAGTGTAATCAGCAACTAACCTCAACCCTTCTTTATCTAATCCTAATTGTTCAGTAATGTTATTATAAATTCTTTCAGCTTCTGGAATGATAGTTGAAGTATAACATAACCTCTCACCATAATTAACGTTAGAGTAAGTAGAACCACTTTCGTTAGAGAAAATGTAATAGTTAAGACCAAAAGCATCTATAATCGCAAGTTTATCAGCTTTAAGTTCATCAAACAACATTAAATCCTTAGTAGGATAAGACATTGGAGTCCATTTAACATCGTTTTCAGAAATAATAATCTCATCTTTAGAACGATTGTACCAATCTTTACGTATTTGTTCTTTTTCTTCTGGACTCATTGGTAAAGCACCTCCTAAATCAGAGTTTGAAGCAGATAAGATACCAATAGCACCAATGTTCTCTAAAAGTATGTTACGCTTATTGTATTGTGCCTTAATATTAGATAATGGAAACTTTAAAGACTCAATTCTTGATATAGAATCTAAAATCTTAACACCATCCGTAGTTTGAATGATAACAACTTCTTCATTTGTTAATGTTTCTGGTTTTTCACCTTCATAGTTATAAGTATAAACTTTAATAAGACCACCTTTATCCATTTGTTTAAGAGTTCTACCAGAAGTATTGATTTGAACTTTATGTCTAGCAAGTGGAACAAATAAATTAACTATTCCAAAACTTCTTCTTGGCGCATAACACAAAGCAGTTGAAAATAAACTATCATTTACAGATATAGAATACATCACGTCTTGCCAAGTTTGCATTGGATTAGGATTCTTAATCAAATCAAGCACCCAATGTTTTTCTACTTCTGTTCCATCCTCTTTTACAAGCCTTGGACGACCTTGTGAAAGCATTTGAGCCTTTTTATCGACAACAGTTCTTAATTCTGGTATTTCAACGTATGCTTGAAATGGTTTTTCGGTATTCATCCAGATTGGAACTTTCTTACCATAGAAGTCATGTTGATATGCTCTATTAGTATCTAATAAGGTGTTTATTTCCCTAAGTTGATTATTATTTATAGGTGTTCCGAAAAAAGCATTCCAAAAAGAAGGGTTACTCATAATAATTTTTTTACATTTGTACAACAAATTTAAGTAAATATGAATAATAAACTTAATTCTACCTATAAAATTAAATCACATTCTTTAGAAATTAAGGATGTTGATGCTAAATCTCGTAAGGTAGCAATGTATTTAGCACATTTTGGGAATATTGATTCCGACCAAGATATGATTGTAAAAGGTGCTTTTTCTAAGTCTTTACAAGAAAGAGGTTGTGAATCTTCTTCAAATAGAAAAATTGCTTTCCTAAGACACCATGACTGGAAAATGCAAATAGGAAAGTTCGTTGAACTTAAAGAAGACGAAAATGGATTATATGCTGTAGGTGAACTTGGAAGTTCTACTTTAGGTAATGATGCTTTATGTGATTATCAAGATGGAATTATCCGTGAGCATTCTATTGGATTTAAATATCTAGCTGATAAGATTAAGTGGATTGAAGACGAAACCAAAGATGGTGGTGGATATTACTTAGTTTCAGAGGTAGCACTTTGGGAAGGTTCAGCAGTTACTTTCGGTGCTAACGAAATGACTCCAGTATTAGAAGTTGGTAAATCAGAAGAAAAATCTAAGATTATCACTACTATAACAAAAGAAATGGACACTATAATTAAAGCATTAGGAAACGGAAGTCGTACAGATGATAGTTTATACTCATTAGAAATGCGTCATAAGTTCTTAGTTGCTCAATTATCTGAAATAGCAAGTTTAAACGTAGAAGCATTAGACGTTAAAAAAATAATCGAACCAACACCAGAAGAGAAATCTTTTGATTGGAGTAAAGTTGTAACTAATATTAAATAATAACATGGAAGCTAAAAAAACACGTACAAAAGAAGCTAAAGTTGTTTTAAACCAAAAGTTTGATAACAAAGAATTAGTTAAATTTTCTTTTAACGCTAAAGCACCATTCAATCAAGAAGGTGAGGTAGTAGTTATTTCTGGTGAACACGCAAATATCTTTTTAGAGCAAGGTTATGGGGTTGTTTGTAACGATTAATGATTTTACTGGCAAGTTTGCGCTTTCTACTGGAATGTATGCAAATACTAATATCCAGTCTTATATTGACAGATACGAGGATATATACCTGACTGAATTGTTGGGTATAAAACTTT